GCACCCCGACCAGCGACGGCCGGATGTTGGCCTCCGACATCGACCTGTCGTTCCGAGACTTCCCGCTCCCGCTGATGTGGACAAAGCAGTCCAGCCAGGGTCACCTCGACGCTTACACCGTCGGTGTGCTGGAGTCGGCCCGTGTCGATGACGGTAAGGTGCTGGCCTCGGGATACATGCTCAACTCTGCCGAGGCCGACGAGGCCGCCGACCAGATCGCTCACGGGGTGACCGCCCCGAGCGTTGACCTGGCCGCCGCGGAGTGGGTGATGACCGACCAGGCCGGGAACGAGGTCACCGACGACACTGACGGTGAGCTGTGCCAGACGATCACCAAGGCCGAGCTGATCGGGACCACCCTGGTCGCCACCCCAGCGTTCGGGGTGACCAGGATCGCCCTCAACACCATGCGGGAGAGTCGGGATGTCGCCCTGGTGGCCGCGGCCGCCGAGGACTTCCGCCCGAGGGTCTACGACCACCGTCTGTTTGAGAACCCGAACCTGCCCGGCCCGACACTGCCCACGATGGGGGATGATGGCCGCATCTACGGGCACCTGGCCTGCTTCGGGCAGTGCCACCGCTCGATCCAGAGCGAGTGCGTCATCGCCCCGCGCAGCCGGTCGGAATATGCCCACTTCCACACCAGCCCGGCGGTGCGCCTCGACAATGGCCAGCGCCTTCCGGTCGGTCGGTTGACCGTCGGGACCGGTCATGCTCCCAGCCACGCCCGCCCCGGTGCAGCAGCGGCCCACTACGACAACACCGGGACGTGCTTCGCCCTGGTGCGGGTCGGCGAGGACGCCCACGGCATCTGGTTCTCCGGTGTGGCCGCTCCGTGGGCCACACCCGAGCAGATCGAGATGGGTCTGTCCTCGCCGCTGTCGGGAGACTGGCGGGACTTCGGTTCCGGCCTGGAACTGGTCGCCGCCCTGGCGGTCAACACTCCCGGCTTCTCCGCCCGCGGGCGGTCCGATGAGCAGGGACGCCCCATCGCCCTGGTCGCCGCGCTGGGTCCGGTCGCCACCGAGGACATCCAGCTGACGTACGACACCGTCAAGGATGCGGTCAAGGACGCCCTTGCCGAGGCTGCCCGTCAGCAGGAGCAGGATCGCCTGGCCGCTGAGCGGGACGCTCTGCTGGCCCGCGCCGCTGAGATCACCCACCCACCCACGCCCGGCGAGGAAATTGCCGAGCTGCTGTCTCGCCGCTGACATGGGCTGCGGATGCTCGGCCCGGCGCAGGGCGTCACGGGTCGGTGAGGTCACTCTGGGCTACGAGGTCACCTACCCTGACGGGTCTACAAGCTCGACGTTCATGTCCCTGGTCGAGGCTCGGGTCGAGGTTCGCCAGGCCGGGGGCGGCACAATCCGCAAGATCGTCAAGCGAGCGTGACCCCACTCTGCATCCGTTCCCGCTATGGTCAGTGGTTAGAGCGTTCCTGCTTGGCTACGGGCCGAGGGACAATCACCTACTGAACGTACGACCATCAGACAGGAGTTCGTGGAGTGTTCACTCTGCCGGATGAACTGCCCGCCACCGCAGCTGAGCTCAGCGATCTGCGGACTCAGGCCCAGCGGTCCATCAACGTGATCCAGGCCCGCCACGAGGCGGGCGAGGAATTGTCGCGCGACGATGTGGAAGCCCTGCGCTCCCTGCTCGACGCTCTCGACACGATCAACACCGCGGTCGCCACCGCCACCGCCGAGGAAGAAGCCCACCGCGCCAGCGTGGCCGAGCTCCTGAACCGGGCGGCGTCAGCGGGGGACAGGCCCGCCGATCCGCCTGCCGACGAGCCCGAGGACTCTGTGGTCGAGGAGGTCATCGCCGAGGCTGAGGCTGCCACTGCGGCCGAGGTTGAGCCGGTCGCCGCCGCGGCCGCTCCGGTGTCCTTCAGTGCCGGGACCGTCGAGGCCCCCGCCACCGAGGCAGGACCGGGCTGGGAGATGGCTCCCGGCGCTCCCGGTTACAAGACAGGCCGCGTCGGGTTCCGTGAGCTGGCCCTGGCCATCGACTCGGTACGCCCCGGCTCCCGCGGTGCCCGTCGCCCCACCGGGGCGCGCGGGGATCACGCCACTCAGGTGCTGGCCCGACTGACCCGCGATGTCCCGCTGGTCGAGGACAGCCACGCTCTGGTGGCGGCGATTACCGAGGCCACCGATGAGCGCAAGCTCCCCGGTGGATCGCTGACCGCGGCCGGTGGCTGGTGCACCCCGTCCGAGCAGCTGTACGACTTCTGTGACGTCCCGAACGCCACCGACCTCGTCTCGCTGCCGGAGATCACCATCAACCGTGGTGGTATCCGCTGGCCGGTCGAACCCGACCTGACCGAGATCTACGAGTCGTTTGAGTTCTTCTTCACCGAGCCCGAGCTGGAAGCGGTGGACTCCGGCGACGGAACCCCGACCGCGTTCAAGGCGTGTGTCGAGATTCCCTGCCCCGACGAGTTCGTTGAGCTGCGACTCAACGCGGTCGGCTACTGCGTCGAGGCGGGCATCCTCCAGACGCAGGGATGGCCGGAACTCATCGAGTGGTTCATGCGGAGTCTGGCCCAGGAGCACCTGCGGGCCATCAGCCGCCGGACCATCCTCGATGTGGTCAGCGGATCGGGAGCGGCCAAGATCATCCCGCCGACGAGCGTTCTCGGCTCGGCGGCGTCGGTGCTCAACAGCCTCGCCCTCCAGGCCACCAACCTGCGCCTCCAGCGCGGGCTGGCCCGCACCGCGACCATCGAGGGCATCGCCCCGAGCTGGTTCTTTGAGGTGCTTCGCGCTGACCTGGCCATGCGGGAAGGGCTCGACGTGTTCGCCGTGTCCGACGTGCAGATCAACAGCTGGCTCTCGGCCCGCAACATCGCCCTCCAGTTCGTCGGCGACTGGCAGACTCGGGACACCGACCTGCCGGGCGACCTGGACACCGTGGTGTGGCCGGACACCGTGGACATCGTGCTCTACCCGGCCGGGACGTGGTTCCGGTCGATGAGCAACGTCATCGAGCTGGGCGTCATGTATCCCAAGGAACAGCTCCAGGTGAACCGCTACACCCGGTTCTTCACCGAGGATGCCTACGCCGTCGGCAAGCGGTGCAACCAGTCCATCCTGGTCACCGTTCCGCTGTGCGTCTCCGGCGCGGTGGGTGCTCGCCAGTACGTCGAGTGCAACACCGCCTCGTAAAGGTTCAACCACGACGACACGACAGGCGGGTGGTGCAGGTGAATCCCATCTGTGCCACCCGCCTTCGTCTTGACAGGAGGACGCCATGACCGCTGCTCTCATGCCGGTCATCTTCGACGCACCGCTGGTCACCCCGTCACCCAGCGGGCTTTACGCGGCTACCACCTGGGCCGAGGAGACCGGACCTACCCGGTTCCTCGGGTCGGGCGTGCAGATCCGCCCCTGGAACTACGGCGGCGAGGGAGCGTTCGGTATCTGGACCGCCCCCTGGTGCGGGGAGCTGACCAGTGACGACGACGCTCTCAAGACCGGGGTGCGCCCCGATCCCGAGACGACCCCGTTCGACCCGATCACGGTCTGGGCCTATGACGAATGCGATCTCACCGCCGCCAGCCGGGCCGAGGTTCAGACTCGGGTCCAGCAGGTTCTCCGCTTGCAGGAGCAGACCGGGGTGGAGGAAGGTGTGGCCGCTCGCCTGCTGGTGGACACGACCACCATCGCCTCCCGACCCACTCTGGCCGAGGCGGTCGGGTATCTGGAGGGTGAGATGGCCAAGACCAACACCCTCGGAGCCGTTCACGCCGGGGCGCAGTGGGCCAGCCCCGCCGGAGAAGACCTCATCGTCAACTCCGGCGGTGCCATGCGAACCCGTCTCGGACATCGCTGGGTATTCGGCGGCGGCTACGTGGACGTGCTCGGCGACGTGCTGATCGCCACCTCTCCGATGTTCGGGTGGCGGGACTCGGTCCAGGTCCGTACCACAATCAAGGAGTCCCAGAACCTGTTCGCCGCCGTGGCCGAGCGCACGGTGGTGGTCGGGTACGAGCAGCTGGTCGCCGCGGTGTCCGTGGACATCGGAAGTGTGTGACGAGAAGGGATGAACTGATGCCTGACGGCGTAGTGGTCGAGGTCGAGGACGGGTTCGCCATCATCGACTTCGTGGACCGTAAGAAGCGAGGGCCTGGCCTGCGTAAGCTCGTGGAGCGTTACGGTCCCGAGGTGATCGAGACCCTGACCCGAACCGGCCCCCGACGTATGTATCGGGTTCCCGAGGGCAATGCCCGCGAGGTGGGGCTCATCGACACCCCGCCGGTCCCTGCTGCCCCCGTGGCGGCAGCCCCTGCGGTCACCTACGACGACGGGTTCCCCGACGCTGACTGGCATCGTGCCGCCCTAGACGAGTACGCCGAGAAGATCGGTATCGCCAACGCTGCCAAGCTCCCGAACAAGACCGCCGTCCTGTCCGCGATCCGAGCGCGTATCAGTCCGTAGCAGAACATGGACATCATCTACCCCGTACGGCCCGGCGAGGTTAACGAGGAGCTTCGCTACAGCCTGCGCACCCTGGACCTCAACTACCCCGACCACGGGACAGTCTGGATCGTTGGGTATCGGCCGTCCTGGCTGACCGGGGTGGAGGTCATCCCCGGCGGTAACCCTACGACGAACTCCCGGCGCAACGTCTACCAGAACATCCTCACCGCCTGCCGTCACCCCG